GGATGGCCATGGTGGTGTGGTTATGATCTACGCAGGGATTTTTGTGGGGTACGAAGGGTAGCCTACAGATCTCGCACGCATTATCTTGATCTTTAATTCTTTGATCAAATTCTTCCCTACTCATGCCGTAGTTTCTAACGCGCTGATAGTCTAGCTGTTTAACCCTATTTTTTTTGTAATATATTTTTAGGCAATCTATACAATGGGAGCGATATCCATCTTTTTTAGAGATGTCTTTGTTAAATTGCGAAAATGGTTTTACTGCTTTGCACAAGGTGCACTTTTTCATGGAACCCTCACTGGTTATTTGGTGGGTAGCCAGTGAGTGAGCACTGGCGGGCCGCTAAGCCTATTCCCCGTTGATATTTAGCTACTTAGCTTTGATATTAATTCTGTAACAGCCGCGTCAAAATCGACCACAACTTCTTGCTTGATATTAGCCTTGATCTCTCGATTATCTTTATAATCGTCGGGGTACTGGCCCCGTAATGCTATCTCAGCAACACGGCTGTTAAATGCCTTGTTGTCGATATTGGCCAGCATCATATTCTCCCAGTATGCTTGACCGTATGTGGTTGCCATGGACATGGTCTCTTTAAAGAATGGGTCTTCTTCCTTAAGACGTGCCGCAGTATCCTTGCTAATACCGATGGCGGCGTACATGGCCTTTTGGGATGCGCCTTGCTTACCAAGTTCGATGATAATATCTGCCATCTCCTTGGTAAATACTTTTTTATTTGGAGGCGATTTTTTAGTTGCCATGATTGTAAAGTTATTTCAGTTTATTGTAAAGTTATCGGGAGCTGATTGTAAAGTTAACCCTTCTGTTTCTTGGTGGGTTACAACCTCAGTGATGGTAGATTAGATCACGCAGCTTCCGCGAGTGCTCGGGAAAGCCCCTTGCGGGGCTAAATTTGTTACCAGATTACTGCTGTAGAAGTCAAACGCTTGCCGAGTTTTGTAAACTCGTTAACGCTTGTCTCGCTGATAAATTTATTGATTTCAATCGCCTGATTAACGATCTCTTCAACGGTTGGGTACTTTGGCGCCAAGTCAGCGGTCTTCTTGCTGGTCTTGTCCAGTGCTTCCCAGATAGCCAAATTGGCTTCGTGTTGCTTAACCAAGATATCCTTGGCGACGTTAAATACGTTGAAACGGAGTTCAAATGGGGACATGATATTACCTTTCTGTGTGTTAAATGTGTGTATAGGTTTCTGGGCGTCTCACGACGTGCCTTACTCCCTATTATTACTAATACGCATTTTTAGCCCTAGTCGCCCCTAGTCTGGAATGATAATTGTCTTCTTTTTAGGGACTGGCGGGTTCTTTTGGGCCTGCTCTTGGGCGTATAGCACGTCCTTGAGCATCATCTTGGTCAGGGCCATGGCTCGCTCTTGGTGCTCAATCTCCTGCTGAGCCGTAGTGCGTTCTGCCTTACGCATGACCTCCTTGATAATATCGTTCTTAATTCCCGCCTTCTTTAGGAGCTGCTTCAGGTTCATTTTTCACCTTTTCTAATAGTTTTTGAAATTGTGGCTCACCTTGCTGGCGGATCACCGCAATCAACGCAGCAACTTGCTTGTATGGGCGTTCACCCAATTCAAACAAAAGCGCATTTACAAAGTCGACCGTAAAAGAAAAGTTCATAATCTCTTTTAATATTGGGTCCGGTTGTTGTTGTTCACTCATCTTTATTGCCTTTCTTTCCACACAAAAATTCTCTTGCCGCTAGTTTATCGGGATCAGTGCAGTACTGATTAAGTTCAAACACGCGGCAGTGCATATCTTGTAAGTACCAAATACGCATGTCATGTAATTGTTTTAAACCCAACAAGGTATTTGACACCTCATCTTCGGTCATCGGTTCTGGTGCGTCGCCATGATACTTAAAAAACAATTCCAAATCGTCACTGGTCTGCCATACCAGCTGAATGGCGTCTTCTAAATCGCCTTGCGTGTATTTTTTCATTTTAGTTTCTTTCTTGCCTTTTTGACTTCCTTGTCAAACTCACCAAATGCAAAATACCAGCCGCCCAAGACTTTAATTGCTTCAGACACCGCCTTATAGGCTTCCGCATCTTCTGGATGAATAAATTTGTTTTTCTTAAGGTCGTTAGTTAGCCATACATAATCTTTAACTAACGCTTGTTGAACAATAGTATCCAAAAAGTCGTCATCAATCTCTACCATCATCTTCCACACTCCTCTTCAATTTTAATTTTCATCGTTGGTGTACGTTTTTCAATCTCTCGGCGGATGTACCACTCAGCCTTGCGTAAATCTTCAACCGCGTCATTTTTTAAATCTGCTCGCCAAATATATTTTATTGCATTACCAAGGTTAAACCCCATGTGCTCGGTGATCTGGATGCATTCCACACCGGAGGGATGCGTGGTATAGTGCTTAGGCTGGTTGACGGGATCGTGCATTTCTCATCTCCTTAAGTTCTTTTTCCATAATCTGTAGCTCTTCAAAGCTGTCACAAACCCAGATTCCCAATATATTTTCATAACGACTAGTGTCGATATCCTCCACACCAGTAATCGATTCCATAACATAGTTTCCCTTATATCGATGCTCTATAATGAAGTGACTCATAGTTTTAATTCCTTCTTAATAAATTCGATACCCTTATTAAAATGGTATCGCCAATATTTCTCAGTTACTTCTATATCTAAATGCGTGAGGCCCTCTAAAAATGACTCTAAAATATACCGTTCCTTTGATGACATCTTTTCTGATATCAAACGTTTTATGTCTGATATATCTTCTGTGCTCCAAGGGAGAAAAGCCTCCACCAGTTCAGCAGATATGCCATCGTTGTCATCCTGCTCAATCGGATCTAACTCCTCGTCGGAAAGGCGAGGAGTTGCGGCGTTTACTTTATGATATGTTGTTGTAGTTTTCTTCATAGTCACACTAATACGCATTTTAGGTCATCTAAAAGTGCTTCTTGCAAATTTATTTTTCCTTCTAAAACTTTAACTACTTGTTCATCAATACTATCTTTTACTACTAGGTGGTGTAAGATAACCGGCACCGTTTGCCCTTGGCGGTAGATACGGGCATTCGCCTGGATATAGTTCTCAGACGACCACGGCAGATCGTACCAGACTGTCTGGGCTGTGTCTCCAACGTTGCACTGTAGATTGAGCCCGATACCTCCGGATTGAGGATGGGCCAAGAGCATACGAATCTCGCCACGACGCCACGCCTCAAGGTTGTCATCGTCCAAGACCACAGCCTGCGGGAACGTAATGCGTAGCCTTTGGAGAGAGTGCTTGAAGTGATAGAATACGAGCGTCGGGGAAGAAGATTCCTCCATGATCGACTCAAGATATTCCAACTTGCTGCGGTGTATTTCTTGAGCCTCTCCTTCTTCGTTGTAGACCGCTCCTGATGTGAATTGCAGGAGCTTGTTCGCCAGTGCTGCCGCTGTTGGAGCTGTGATCTTTTCGCCTTTGATGTCAGCGACCATCTCTTTTCTAAGTTCGTCATATTTTGCCTTTACATTTTTATCTAACTGTACTTGATGATATAGCTTGGTGCACTCTGGCAGCTGCAGATAATCCTCTGCCTTGAGCGAGAAGCAGATATCTTGGATCTTCTCTTGGATCTGCAGGTCTGCGCCCAGCTTGAGTTTCCATGAGTACACCACGCGGGTGTGCCGGTTCATCTGGTCTGGCAGCATGTACTTGTCCCTAAAGCGGGTGAGTGATGTTTCCAAACGCTCTCCAAGATCGAGAATACCCACCTGAGACCAGAGATCTTGCATGCCCTGAGGGGTAGGTGTACCCGTGAGGATTACGCGGCGCTTAAAGCCCTTTAAATGCTTCTTAAGTGCCTTAAAGCGCTTGGTGCTCGGGTCCTTAAATCGGCTAGACTCGTCAATTACTAAGTTAGTGAACACTAACATATCTGTCGCGTCACAAAGCCAAGCCACGTTCTCTAGGTTAATCAGGTAAATATCTGCTGGAGAAGTCAAGCCGGACAATCTCTGCGCCGGTGTCCCCATGATCTTGGACACTTTGAGGTGTCTGAGGTGGGCCCACTTCTTTACCTCCGCGTCCCAGACGGTCTCCGCTACCCTCTTTGGCGCGATGATAAGTGTTTTCCCCTGAAACTGCTCCGCGATAATCGTCAAGGTCGTTGTGGTCTTGCCCAGTCCCGGCGGTAGAAAAAGACCCATGTGCGGGACCGTACGGGACAAATTGATAAGATGCTGTTGGTACTGGTGCAGGTCGGAGCGCTTCACTAATAAAATCCTCGATGTCTTGGTACGTTCTGATAATGGTTACTGGAAAGCCTTGTTCTTCAAGCTGCTTAAATACTATTTCCTGCCTTTTTGAGATCACTCCGGTCGGCGTCTTCAGCTCCACGAATGATATCTTCGAGTTCAGCAATACTATGCGATCCGGTACCCCCGTCACGGTTGATATAAACTTCAGGCACAAGCCCCCGTTTTGCTTTACCAGCTTGTTTAATCTTTGCTCTACTTGCTTTTCTAGCATACTTTTCCTTTTCGTGCATACAGATCTTAAAGATCTGACCGGCGAGGTGGCCGGATAAATAGGCGCGGGTCTCATTGACAAAGTTATCCTCTTCGCCAATGTGCTCGGCTAGGTGATCAATTGCGTGGCTTACTTCGTGGGCAATTGTGTCTACCAGTTCGCCAAGGTTATCATTAACCAAAGACATATCAAATACCAGAATAATGATGGCATCTTTGTTATCACCGATAAGGTGCGTCTCAGCGATTCCGGAGTCGAGCGCATTGGCTTTGAGAGTAACATCGTGGTCCTTTAATATTTGTTGAAATACCTTATCGTCAAAGCATAGCTTTACCACGTCAGGAAAGAACCCGACGTCCAGTTTGTAGTAGTTATACTTTTTCTTTTTCATTCTAAAAATACGGGGGTGTGCTCGCCAACCCACGCGCCTTTCATATTAAACTCCATGTACTCTACTGCTTCATCGTAGTCCATGCCGTCATGTTTCATTAGTAGCTCAATAACTTTATTGCTGTCATAGCACACAGCGTACAAGTCATGGCGCGACACGGTGCCGATAATGGCCTCGTCCAAGTATTCAGGGTCCATGACTAAGAGGTCGGGATCAATGTCTTCTCGATGCATTCTTTTTACGCTCCAGCATGTCAATGATCTCGGTTTGCTCATCCTCAGGCAGCTCGCTAACTGGCGTGGCCTGCTCGAAGATCTCGCCGGTCTCCACAAGCTGCATGATGCCATCTACTAGCGCGTCGTACTCCTCCTGTGTGAGGTCCATCTCGTCGGCCCAGCCCTCCTCAAACTCCACCTTAATCTTTTTCGTCATGTTACCTTCCAAATGGTATGGTTGCTAAAATTTCTATGTGGTCATTGTCTGCCTCGACCTCATAGCTTACGCACTTCTCTGGTTTCTTGTTAAAGATAGCGTCCCAGTTTTTATCAAACTGTTCCTTGTCTTGTATTGGGCGCGGCGCGTCGCCCTTACCGCCGTCATGTGTTGTCATGTTTATATATCTTTTCCTGTTCTTTAATATTTAGCATGCCTTTATGGCCTCCCCCAAACCAAAGAGATTTAAGTAGTTTACTTTGCCTCCTCATACGGTCCCATTCTTGTTGACGGTATTTATAAAACTTTGTCCACGGCATGTAAGTATACTGCATCTTAACCCACCATATATAAAGTTTTAGTCTCATTTTGGTTCCTCATCAATCCATTTCCAGCCAAGTAGTTCTTCAGTATTCTTAATCTGCTGGTCTGTTGGTTT